CCTTGTAGCCGGCCATCACAGCGCCCTTGCCGAAGTCGCCCAGCGCCATCGACTTGCCGAACTTCGCACGACCCATGATCGCCGAGAGCTCTTTGCGGCCCCAGCCGCCGTGGTAGAGATGCTTGTCCATCTCCGGCATGCCGGTGGTGATGCCGGCGGGCTTGATCAGGCCGGTTGCCAGGGCGTTGCGGTGCTTGGTGCGGGCCGCGATCTCGGCGAAGTAGTCGTATTCGCCGCTGCCCTCGACGGCGCCGACATTGACGGCCGCGCGGATCAGGGTCTCGATCTTGGAATAGTCGCCCTTGGCCAGCAGCCCGACCGAGGACATGATCGCGCCCTCCATCGCCTTGTGTTTGGCGAAGCCGGCGACCTGGTCGATCGCGTAGTCGCGGTTGGACAGCGACGTGCCCAGGAGCTCGCCGAGCCGCGGCTTGATATCGGGCCACAGATCCTTGGGGATCTTCTTGTCGTCCTTGGCCTGTTTGATGACCCGGATCAGGGTCGCGGGATCCGGTGCCTGCTTGTATTGCCGGAAGTGATCCTGCGTGACCTTGACCAGAACAGCGTCGATCTCGTTCTCGAAATAGGTCGGCTCGATCAGGCCCTCGGTGCGCTGCACGAAGACGGGATCGCGGAGCGCGAGGGCCGCAATCTTCGTCTGGAACTTCTCGTCAAACTCGAAGGTCTCGGCCTCTTTGGCTTCGGCCTCCGGCTCTTTCTCGGCGACGTCGGACATTAGGTGCGGACCCTGAAGAAGCGAATTTCGTGCTTGAATACAGTCAGCACTGACTTACGATCTTCGCCCGCAATTTCCAGCTCGAGCGCGAACTGATCCGCGTCCAGCAGGGTGCCGGTCAGGGCGTCGCCGCCGCCGATGAACACAATGTCGATCTGCCTGCCCTTGAGGTTCTCCAGCTTGCGCTGATGGCTCCAGGCCTTCGGCTTGAAGGGCTTGCGATCGCCGGCGCGCTCGGTCTTGAAGACGGGCGCGCGGAGGGGTGAGGTCGTCGAAACCATGATCGTTCTTCTCTCTCTCGTTGTTGAGTTAGCTATAGCGTTGCAGAACAGGTTCACTGTCGGCGAACGACAGGAAATGTTCGAAGCCGTGATCGTCGAGGTGAGCCTTGACCTTCTCGAGCGGCAGCACCTGGTCGTGGAAGACCATCTGAGCCAGCAGTTCGTGACCGTTCACGCGGTTCTCGCACTGGGTCAGGATCCATTCGTGGTGCTGGTTCTGGGCGTGCAGAATCGTTCCCTCAAGCCGGTCGCTGTCGGCGATCATCGCCGAGGCCTCGCGATAGAGGCAGTTCTTGTATTGCGGCATGTCCGAATAGAAGAACTCGGCGCCCTGCCGCTCCTCCCAACTGATTGTTGCGCGTTCGACCACCAAATCGGAATAAAGTTGCTGAGGTCGCGGCAAATGGCGCTGCTGCCAATAGCGCAGCGACCAGTGGAAGGCGAACTCGAGGTAGACCGGATACGGCATGCCCATGGCATCGGCGACCATGCGGCCGCGCCAGATCCCGACGGTCCGCATCTTGTGCGCGGCGATCTTCTTCTGGTGCTGGGTGATGCGCTTGGCGAACTTGTCGTCGGGCTCGTCGACCTGGCGATCGAGCATCACAGGCTCAACGAACATCTTCTCGACGTCCAGCGGCTTCACAAACTGCGCGGTTCCCGTGTCGATGTTGCTGGCGTAGGCCTGCCTGTAGGCCTTCACGAACTCATGGGCGTAGAGGTAGGTCGCCTGGACAGGGTTCATGAAGCGGTAGTCGAACCACTTGCCGCGGTAGAGCGCGGTCTCGACCTGGACCCATTCGTTCTTGATCCAGCGATTCATGATCCGGGCGGCTTCGTCCCGCCCAGTCTCCAGTCCAAACAATGCTTCAGTCATTACGCTCTCAGAGTTCGCGCGAGACCGGCCTGATCGATCTCGTCGTTGCTCTGCATATAGCGCTCGCGTTCAGGGTTACTCTCGGTTTCGTAAGCCGAGACAATTGCCTGGCACAGCTCGTCGCGCACGATGTCGGCGATCTGGAACTCGATCACGGAGATCTGCCGCACGTTCCGCAACCGGCGCATGGCGTCGGTCAGACCGGAGAGGCCCGCGATGTCCTTTTGCGAGATGTCGCCGTTGACGATGAAGCGGCTGTTCTCGCCGATCCGGGTCAGGAACATCTTCATGCCGGCCGGCGTCGCATTTTGCATCTCGTCGGCGAGCACCCATGCGTTCTTTAACGTGGCGCCACGCAGGAAGGCCAGCGGGCGCACCTCAATGGTCTTGGCCTTGATCAGGTATTCGAGCTGGCCGGAGCCCAGCCGTTCCTCCAGGGCGTCCCTGACGGGCCGGAAATAGGGTTCGATCTTCTCGTCCATCTCGCCAGGCATGAAGCCCAGCTTCTCCTCCGCGGCCTCGACAGCCGGCCGAGTGACGATGATCCGCTCGATGTCGCCGGCGAGCAGCGCCTCGGCGGCCAGGGCCGCGGCGAACCAGGTCTTTCCTGTGCCGGCCGGGCCGATGCCGAAGGTCACGCGCGAGGCCTGGATCGCGGCGCCGTAGCGGCGCTGCGCCTCGGTGAGGGCCTCGAGCGGGCGCCGGCTGGCGCGCACGGGCGCCCTGGTGATCTCTTCCTTGACGAGTTGCAGTAGCGGGCCGTGGTCCTTTGATTTCTTGGAACGTCGATCGAGACGGGCGGCGGCGCGCGACATGGCTAACTCACTTTGGCTTGGGCTTCTTCGGGGGCTTCGGTGCAAACGAGATCGCGTGAACCGGAAGTTTGGACTGGTTGTCGATCTTGCAGGCGATCATCACCGCGTCGCGCGCGCTCTTGCCGGCAAGCATGGCGCCGGTCGCAAGAGCCCAGCCGGAGCCGGTCGCTGCAAAGCCCAGATTTGCGATATTGACGTAGCCGGTATAGCGGCCGTTATCCTCGTCGCAGCCGACGACGTAGACCGCGTTGGGGCCGAAGGCGATCAGGAGCTCGAAGTCGGTCTGACAGGCCGCGATCTCCTGCTTGGTGGGAAGCTGCTTGGCGGTCTTGACCTTATCCAGGAGCGCGAGCACGGCGCGGTTGTCCGCCTCCCCCGCCCAGCCGATCAGGGCGCCGGCCGAGGTGCGCAGCACCTTCTGCACGGACGCGGCATAGAAGCCGCTGCCCGAGATGCAGGAATCGGAGGCCATAATTCCATCTTTGAACGCTATGGTCGTCATGGAACCTCCCTAATCAGTCGGCGCTAGTATATGTCAGCACTGACTTATCAAACAAGACGGAACTTGTGCCTCGCTTACGTTCCGCCGGCGCCCACATTGTAGGGAGCGACAGTGGCGGCCCCGAAATAGTCGATGGCGCCCATCGCAATACCGAAACGAGCATTGAGATCGAGGCCGGCCCCGAGCATCGGCGAGCTCGCCTGTAGCTTGTAGTCGGTCGCGACCGTGGTGCCGGGATTGACCAGCTTCGGGTCGGACAGGAGATAGCTCGCCGTGCCGCTCAGATCTTCCTGGGTCGGCAACGCGGTGCGCCAGGCTGCGGGTCCGGCATAGGTCGTGCCGTTCCACTTGATCGTGACAGTGGTCCCGAAATAGCAGTTGCCGGTGAACAGACAGTTTGACGGGTTGACGGCACCGTTGGTGGTGATCGACCCGCCGGCGGTGCCGGAGGTGTAAAAGATGTTGTTCGAGATCCGCGCGGTGATTGGGGTTTGTGTCGGCGCAAAACAATACTTGCCGGCGCGGTTCTGGAACACAGTGTTGTTGTTGACCACAGCATTCGTGATCGTCGCCAGCGCGCTATTGCTCGAGAGCTGGATGCTCGCCACCATGACGGCGCCGGAGCAATCGTTGATCGAGATATTGTTGCGGACCTTGACACCGGCGATGCAGCCGTTGTTCGCGTTGCCGGCCTGGGCGAAGGCGGACAGGATGAAGCCCGCGCCCATGTTGTTGTAGGTCAGGTTGCGCTCAATGACACCGTTCGTGCTGTCCTCGTCGGCTGCGATGCCGTTGCCGTCGGCGGTGTGCGCTGCGGGATT